GCTGTAGATAACCCAAGACAATTGCTCTGGACTGTTCAAATTGATTGGACGATCCCCCATAAGTTCACGTACCTGTTCCTCAAGATCAGTGACCAACTGATCACGTTCCTGTTGAAACTCATGACGAACACTTTCAAGTGCAGCCATGTCAACAGTGAACCCACGTTGGTATATCTTTGCGAGGTGTACAGCCAACTGATTGGTTAAGTTGACCGTTGCTGCCAGTGAACTGCATTCCTCGTATGATGTCTGCAAACGAAGGTACAGTTGCTGAGTAGCATGTAAGTCGTGGGAGAGGTACTCTGACAACTCTGCGTGAGGAATGTCACGTACAGAGTAGCCCTGCTTGAAGTACTCCTTCAAGGTGTCCTGCTTCTTTGTGTCAAGGTTGTACCGTTCAGCACAAGCCTCAAGAGACAGGGGTTCCTTCTGCCCACGTTGCAGCACGTACTCACCTAACATGGTATCAAAGATTGCACCTTCGTAGGTGAACCCCGACTCCCACAACCATATCAAGTCGTGTGCTGCGTTGTGCATAATTAGAAGGGCGGTTTCATCCAAGTTCTTTTGGACAATGTACCGCCCCTCTGGTGTGGGTTGATGCTCAGAGTGATCAAAAGTAATAATGCTTTCGTTTCCAAGATCATCTAGCATACCCACTTGTACTAAGGTATTCTCAGGTTCAAACGGATCAAGGTGTAGCTTGCCGTTGCGTTTCACCACAGTGTTTTCTACGTCAAGAGTGAGGTGTTTCATGGTGTTACATATCTCCTTCGTGCCAATAATCCCAATCATCAAATACCTCATTGCCATATAGCTTGTCAAGGTTATTGTTGAACTCTTTATCATTGGCATAGTTTTTCATTGCTTCCAATGCCTCAGTCAGTGTCAGGTTCTGACGTTTCATCTCTGCAACTAGGGATATGGCATCACTTTCATCTATGTTCATGTTATGTAACTCCTTTTCTCTGGCACGATTTCTTTCTTCATGTGTCATTGGACGTATTTTCGTCATCGTTTACTCCAAACTCATACTCTGTTAGTTCATCTTTCTCATACTTGATGTGATCCTCAATGAAGTCATACACTAATTGCATGTCCATCTTAGCTGCGGCACAATACAGTACCAACTTCAAGCCTTCCTCTGCCAGTAATTTACGGGCATGTTCATCCATCTGTACAGTGTATGTTGCACTACCATCCTCATTTTCTTTTACTGTTTCAACGCCCAGTATTCCTGCGTCTTTATCCATCATTCTTCCTCCAAACAAAATCCACAGAAGTCACCCTTAGATGGGTTGCCACATGACACACATGTTCTCCATGAGCCCTTCATCAGTGCTTTCCAACTCTCTGGGTACAGCTTCTCCATGTATTCATCTATCTGCATTGCCACCTCACGTGTCTCTTGCTGCGTGTCCTGTTGCATACGTAGCCCACACATCTTGGCGAATGCAAACACAGTACCAGACCAGTACCACTCTGTCATCATAGACTGTGGCAGTACCATACGTGCTTGCTCTGGTGACACCCCCTTGGCTAACAGGTAGTTGTAATTCTGCCGACAGTCCTCAACCATATTACGTGCAACTGAGGGACGTATATCATTTATCTCACCCTCACTGCCCTGCTTCTTGTCTTCACTACGTCCACGCCACACATCAGGCTGATAGAACTCTGGTTCATCGTCCACATATCTACGACTGATCTCGTTCCACGGCATGTACTCGTGCTTCACAAGCTGACGTGCCACAAAGATCGGTGCCTTAACGTGAAACGTGGCAAACGTGTGGTTGAATGGTGACTTATGATTATGCTTGGCAAGGTAACGTATCAGCTTGGCATCCTTACCTTTCAGGATATTTGGCTCACCAGTATAGATGCGTTGATGCCATTCTGATTTCTTACCAAAGCTGACACGTGCAGCATTCACTACTGATAGATCACTACCCATGTGATCAATATACGTTACTTCAATCATACCTGATACCTCGCAGTTTTATATTCCAGATCGCAGTGAACAACCCCGTGCCATCCACTTAGTTTATTCTTCACAACATTCAAGTGACGTTGTGTGTCCTCTTCCTCTTGCCCATCAACCACAGGGTTCTTGGCAATCAATACCATAAGGTCAGCCTCCGCTGCCTTACCTGTACGTGAACCTTCCATCATGCTCTGGTTCAACAACACCTTACCCTCTGCATCAGCAGATAACTGAGACATGTAAAAGATTGCACAGTTGTGTGCCTTGGCAATCTGACGGGCATAGATCGCATTAGCTTTCAATGCTTCGTCGGGACGAGCATACCCACCTGCCTTGGCAAACTTGTCACCCATGTCAAGGATAACGATGTCAGGTTTGTATGACTTACATACTGACTCCACCCATGACATGTCACGGTCACTGGCATCCTTGATCTTGATGTTGTCCTTGACCACAGAGTACAGATCACGAGCACGGGCAGGGTTATCCTTCACCTCTTGCATTGTCATGCCTGTAGCTGCAGTCAAGTACCGTGCACCAACACGGTGTGATGCTTCCTCGTTACACAGGATCACACACTTGGCACCCTGATGTGCAAACCCATTGGGTGCTGCAATCAATGATGCATGGAATGATGTCTTGCCTGTGTTAGGACGGGCACCTACTTCAATCAAGTGACCTGCATTCACACCCTCTACCTTACGTGTCAGAGTAGGGATGTTGAATGTCCACTGCGATTCCAGATCATTCTTTTCAAGCAGTGTGTCAATGTCAATGTCATCCCACTCAATACGTAGATCAGGTGTGAAGTCATCTGAATAACGTTCAAGTATGTCACGCAATGGTTCAAGGCTACCCTTGGTGCCATTCACGTAATCGAATCCAAGGTTGGCTACATCCTCACCCACTACCTGTTGGAACAGCTTAGACAACACTTCTTGTGCTACGTCACTACCCATTGGTGACTCTTTCTTGATCTGATGAAACAGAGAACTGTAAGCTGATTTCTGTGCCGTTGTGAGGGTTGGATTGTTTGACATAAACAATGCCTCAATCTCGTCAGGTGTTACGGTACGTTCGTAACGATCCATAGCTTTGTCGATTGACTGCTTGATCTTACGTACATCTTTACTGAACAGACGATCAGGACACTTTGCTCCACGGTGGTCATCGTAGAACTCTTTGTCCATCAAGCTGCGTACAAGTGATAATTCCATTATGTTTCTCCTAAGTGTTGTAAGTTTTCTAAGTCGGTAGGGTTACGATACTTCAGGTCATCTGTCAGACGCAAGACTTTTACATCCTCAACATAACCTCTTAATTCTTTTGCGAACTGCAACGTCTTTGGTAGGGCATCGGGGTCAAGTGCAATTACAACCGTTGTGAACCGTGACAAGTACTGCTTATGTGCCTCAGAGAGTGAGGTGCCCAACACTGCTACCCCGACATACACCTCACCCTCTGAGCATCCAGAACCGCCTGTCGCACCCACAATGGCTGCACTCACACAGTCCTCAACGACTACTGCAGTTTTACCATACCCGTAGACATACGGCAAGGGGTTTTTTCCATATCTTTTCCACTTCGGTAATTTTTTCCCTAGTGCTCTGCCTGTGGCATCCACCATGATATTGTTGTGTACCACAGGAAATACCACACGGTCTTCACGAACATCATACAACAACCCAAGGTTAGATGGGTGTAACTCCCATTCACTACAAAAGTTTTGTATCATGCTGTAGTCTTTAACTATCCACTCAGGTTTCTGAAATGTGACTGCCTCTGTTTCTTCAGCCACAGTACCAAGTGACTTACGAATGTCATCACTGGTCAGATGTACACGTGTGCCACCAGACACACGGCACCCTGCCTTGTAACAATTCCACATAAGTTGACCCATGTTATTGGTGGCTGTAAATGTTTTTACTCCCCCACATACTGGGCAGTTAGTACGTTTAGTCTCACCATTAACTAAGTCCATATCACTTATGTGTTCTTTTATATTAATCATGTATATCACTTTCATTGTTACTCGTTACACTCGATTGTACTGACATGTCACGCAGTGTCAAGGCATTATTTGCACTATCAAATGTATGCTTCATGTATGGTTTCACAGATGCAACATGTGTATGCCCTGTAACCGCCATGATTTGTGGCAATGGCACACCCTTGTCTACCATTTGTGTCACTCCAGTTCTACGTAAGTCCATAAGACGTAGCTCTTCGGATAGCTTTGCTAACCGCATGACCTTGCGTCCAACCTTGGACAGTCTCTCCATTGCATAGGGTTGGAACCTACCATTGCGTGGTTGTGGGTGTGGCGCAACCCACTCTTGAAAACCGAAGTCACTCTTCTGCTCTAACAACATGGCACACAGGTTGTCACTGATAGGTAGGAACACTTCCGACCTACGTTTACTCTGCTCCAGATACAGTTGCTGCTTCTTTAAGTCCAGATTATCCCAATGCAACATGCGCATATCACCAAGACGCT